ATGGCGCAGCAGCTATACCCGGGCATCAAGATAACGCATACAAACGCAGACGCACTACTCATTCATGAGTATGGCAAACAGATCCATAAATAAACCAACTAACTAACATGAATAAAGAAAAGAAATTAAGGGGGAGACCCCACAAGAAGGAAGAGGACAAACTCTTCGGTCGCAGGGTCAGCATGGAGAAGGTATGCTGGGATGTCGTTGACGACTTCCTAACAAGCAGAAACATGGATCTCGGGGATTTACTCCGATACATCGCCACGGCAATCCACGTTGCAAGCAACAAGGAGGAGTCCAGTGAGAATTAGGACAGTTAAGCCAGAGTTTTTCGTCCATGCCGAGATCGCTGATCTGGAGCGTGAGACGGGTCTACCCATCAGGCTGGCATTCATCGGGCTTTGGTGCGCCTCAGACCGGGATGGAAGGTTCAAATGGGATGCTCGTCGGCTGGGCGTTCAGATACTCCCATACGATAATGTTGACTTTGAGGCTGTCATGGACGCGCTGGCATCCAGTGGGTTCATCAAAAAATACGAGGTTGATGGTAGGACATACGGATGGGTTCCCTCATTCTCTCGGCATCAAGTCATCAATAACCGGGAGCCTGATAGTTCGATCCCGTTCTCGGTAGGAATAGTCACCCCGGTATCAACTCGTAAAAAAGAGGTGAAGGAAGAGAACCTACCCCTCCCATTCGACTCGCTGGAATTCGGTGAGGCATGGCAGAGGTGGAACGACCACCGGAACGATAAGAAGAAAAAGCTAACCAAGGGAACTGCGGTGATGCAGTTAAAAAAGCTTGAGAGCATCGGACAGGACAGGGCTATCAAGATGATCGACCACAGCATCGGTAACGGATGGATGGGTCTATTTGAAGATCAGACAGCAGTCCCCATCCCATTGCAACGCAAACCTCAAACCTCAGACCAATTCAGCATATGAGTGACATAGAAACCATGCCGAGCAACCTGTCGGCGGAGAAGGCTGTATTGTCCGCAATGATGTTCAGCGAGAAACTCTATCGGCTGGGGTTGGGAGAGGGTATCGATGACCAATGCTTCCACTTCCCCACCAACCAGATCTTATTCGATACGTTAAAGACGCAGAAGCGGGATGCTAACGGGGAGATCGACCTGATCACGCTAGTCCCTCACCTCAATGACATCGGGCTATTATCTAAAGCTGGAGGCCCAAGTGCAATCAGCGAGGTCTACAGCTACGCCCCATCCGGCAGCGGGTGGACGGGCTGGGTTGAATCGCTCCGGGAGATGAAAGCCCGGAGGCTGGGGGTTCTCGCAGCCAAGGCTCTCTCCGAGGCTGAGGACAGCACCGAGGCGATGCAAACAGCAAGGGACGCGCTGGAGGCTATGAACAAGGCTGTGAGTGGTCAGAAACGCTCGCACACTGGCAAGCAGGCTGTGGGGCTGTTCTCGGACGCATTCAAGACCGCTCACGGTGCTGGTGCTATCCCCGGCTTCTCAACCGGATTATCTCAACTCGATGAGATATGCGGTGGGATGAAGGGTGGTGAGCTATGGGTCATGGGCGCGAAGCCATCACGCGGCAAATCGGTGCTGATCATTCAGTTCGCCTGCGAGTTCCTCCTCAAGGGTCTCCCTGTTGCACTGTTCTCCATTGAGATGACCACCAACGAGATCATCGGTCGTATCATCTGCTACATCAGCCGGGTGGACTACGGCATCATCACGCAGCCTCGGAAGGCGAATAAAAACGATATGCTGCGGATCAAGGCCGCGTGTGAGTTCATCGCCGGGTCGAAGCTCTACATCGATGCGTCAGCCAACCAGACAATGGCGACCATCGAAGCAGAGTCGCAGCGCATCAAGGATATCAACAACGGTGAGCTTGCGTATGTCGGCATCGACTACCTACAGATCATCAAATCACCGCCCCGGTCGAGCAAGACCCGCGAGGAGGAGGTGGCTCAAAACTCCTCGGGGTGCAAACAACTCGCCAAACATCTCAACTGCCCGGTCGTAACAGCAACCCAGCTTAATGATCAGAACCAGACGAGGGAGTCCCGGGCTATCGAGCAGGATGCTGATGCACTGATATTCATCTGCGATGATGGGTTGAAGATCGGCAAGATGAGGAACGGGCGGCGTGATGCCGTGTTGCCGATCCGCCTCAACGGGTCGAAGCAACGGTTTGAATAATTGTTGACGGTGCAGATATATGTATCAGAAATGATTTGCATGGATGACATAACACACGATGAAGACAAGCCCTCGGAACTATCACTGCTGCGCGGAGATGATCATGAGGGGTTCCGGCTGATGATCCAGAGAGCAGTGAAACGGATGCAGTGGCGCATGAAATACAAGCCCACCACCTCGCTGTTAACAGAGATCATTGAGCCGTAAAAATAAGCCTCGGAACGTAATTTCCGGGGCTTTTTTACGGCTAATTCAAACCATTTTAGGCTCTGTAGCTCTTATTCTATAAGGGATTTATTTTTTCTCAAAATAAATATCGACATCCTCGGGTTATACTCTAGCTTGGTTCCAGTCAGCAGCCGCTGGCGTAACCAACCAAACAAAAAAATGACACAACAAATCAAATTCGGATTCCGCAAAGACAACCAAAAACGTGGTAAAATTATCACCGGGGTAACAGTGCAAGAATACCTGCTGTCCCTCGGATCAGATGACTACTGCATCACTCCTAATGGAGGATGGTTTCGCATCGGAAATGCTACCACATTATTCGCCATCACAATCTATTAACTAACTTCGCCGGGGTTCAATCCCCCGGCATCAACCAACAACATTATGTACCTACCAGAACCACCAACATGGCTTGCCGTTTTAATATCCATAGCAATCGGCATTGCTTTCGTCCCCGTCCTAGTCCTATTCAAGCAACTCATCAACCCATGAACTACGCGGTGCTGGCTGATGGGGATACCTTATACGTCCCGAGCATATGATTGACACGGGATATCTGTTCGATATGCCTAGCTCTTGGGAGGAGGACTGGAAAGGTATGCCCGAGTTCTACCCTCCCACTAGGGATACGTCGAAGAGGAACGAGATCGATGTGAGTGATGTGCAAGGCATTACCAAGCTGAGAACATCGAAGCGGAATAGATACCCGATTTACATCATATCGAAAGGTAGGCACTACAATCCGTTAACGGCACTGGCACTAAATAATCTGGGGCTGGATTACAGGATAGTGATCGAGCCGCAAGAGTATCAGGACTACGCCAAAACGATAGACCCGGCAAAGATACTCTGCCTCCCTTTCAGCAACTTGGGGCAGGGCAGCATACCAGCCCGGAACTGGGTTTTAGACCACTCCATCGCCAATGGGGACAAGAGGCACTGGATCATGGATGACAACATCAATGGGTTCGGATTGCAGAAAGGTGGGCGCAGGGTGAACACGAAAAGCAATGGTGACTTCCTGTCTACCTGCGAGGACTTTGTGGATAAATACATCAATGTGAAACTAGCTGGGATAAGGTATCGATTCCATCACAACTACATGAAGGCTCCCTACCTGCTCAACACGCGCATATACTCATGCATCCTCATCGATAACTCGATCACCCACCGATGGAGGGGAAGATACAACGAGGACACAGACCTGTCGCTGAGGGTTCTCAAGGACAAGGACTGCACGATCCTATTCACATGGTGTTATTGCAACAAGGCTGGCACGATGAGCATGAAGGGTGGAAACACGGACGAACTGTATCAGGGTGACGGCAGGAAGCTCATGGCTGAGTCTCTAGCAGAACAGCATCCAGACGTAGCATCCGTGTCGTTCAAGTTCAACAGGTGGCATCACCACGTTGACTACACCCCGTTCAAGCGGAATACATTGGGGTGCGCTAAATAACCACTCGAACCCGGCGAAACAACCTCACAGGATCGCTCCTGTGGGGTTTTCTTTTGCCCGTAGAATAAGGGCTGCAGAGGAAAATGAATTATTTATGAAAATAATGTTTACACGGAGTCAGGATGTGGCATTCTCCTGTTGTCAGCAGCCGCTGGCACAACCAACACCAACCAACACTAATACCAACATGACAACGCAAACAATCGCAAAACTCCGCAAGTTCTTCGCAACCCTTGACGCTGACCTTAGCCATGATTTGGCTTTCGCTCTTGCTGACCGAATCGGCACTACCTACGAGGCAGTGGTCGCACAATATGAAGCGTGGCAGATCGCCTAACAACCATCACCGCCGGGTTCGATCCCCGGTAACCAACCAACCAACCAACATGACCACCACCACACGCTACTACATCTCCACCGGAGCTAAGTCCAACTACTACACGCTGCGTTATTCTTTCGAGGAATACGTCAGCGAGGACAGCACCGTCACCCGTGACTACCACATCTGCAACCTGAGCATCAACAAGGACGAGGCTATCACCAAGGCGCAGGCACTGGGCTACGATCTCAACATCGATCTCAACATCGACTTCGATGTGCTGCCAATCGGAACCCGCCGCAAAATTGACTGGTCAATCCTGCAAGGCGGCAAATATGCAGGGCAGTCGATCCATGAGGTGCGTGACATCGATGCAGGATACCTCGTCTGGCTGTGCGAGAACTGCGCCACCAGCAGGGCTTACGCCGAGACCGTGGAGCTTGCCAAGGCACTCGTCGCCAGCGAGCTTGCCACCCGCAAGGATGCCCGTGATGCTATCAAGATTGAGCGTGAGGCACTCGTCGTAGCATTCGCCCCAATCGCAGATATATTTGATCGCACCTATCCCATCCATGTGCAGGTCGGTCATCACCAGTGGGAATACACAGGCGAAGGGCGTAACTCGTTTGTCGATGACGTAGTCGCCACCCTGCGCCGGGGAATCCAGATATCCTACAGTGCTGCCGATATCCTGATCGACAAGGTCGCCAAGGAATCCGGTCGCCGCAACAGCAAGGCCTACAGAAAGGCTTACGACAGCCTGTTGGAGATCGTCACCCCCGCCATCAAACCATAACCACTCTCCCGGGTTCGATCCCCGGCAACCATCACCAAACCAACCACCAATATGGAACTACCACGCAACACGATAGAGATCACCGAAGCAGCCGCATGGGCATTGATCGGTAACGACGAGAATTCATGGCGAGCCTTTTACAACTGCGAGCAGTTTGAGATATCAACCTACGAGGGATTCGGAGTGCGGATCTTCGTTATCTGCAACTTCACATCGCCCGAGATCACCCAGTATTACATCCAAGACATCAACGCATAACCACCATGAAGACATACGAAGCCATAGCCAAGACGAAGGCAGGAGACCCGGTCTCCATCGCCACCACCGATGCCAACTCCATCGAGGAGGCTCGCAAGAACCTGTCCACCATCCTGTGGGCAACATCCTGCGAGGATGCTGAGATCAGGGAGGTAATCTAGACAGCCTAGACCACCGCAAAGCCTCAAGGGAGCAATCTCTTGGGGCTTCTTCTTGCCCAGCTTTCACGGTAAAAGGCACGAGGATCGATTGTGAGAGGGGTTTAGGTATAGATGGAGTGTGGATAAGGGATTTGGGGTGAGAGCCACTACAGGGCATCCTGACGCAATTACGGGGGCATTGCTGCTGGATAGGAGCAGGTAATAGACAAGATAAAGTCAGGGAATGAGGTCAGGGAATAGCTCACACTTTCCGAAATAAATTATCCACCGCTCGAGATCAGTACACATATCAAACAGTCGTTTGAAGTATCAACTTGTTACAATACACATAAGCCCAAGTGGGGAATGCTTATGGAATAAGGGATTGCTCCAATCCTACAAGTAATTACCGAGAATTACGCACAAAAGCACTGCATCTTGTGTATGCTTTGTCGTTGTGACGCGTGTTTCAGTTCGTGTGACGCGTGTTTGTTAACTTATCCGTAGTAAATTCCGTGAAAAGGGAAACTTTACACGGAATGCAATGTTGTAAAGGGGAAGGGAAGGGAAGGGAATGGAAGGGAAAGGAACACCGGGGGGAGGGGGTCAAGATTTGGACGAGCGAGAAAAGCAGCACCATTCAACCACCCCTTTAAAAAATAATCCAATTGGGGATGTTTCACCCAATCCCTACGTTTCACCGAATGATGAACCAGCCCAAAGGAGTGAAAGACTGGCCAGTGCTGAGAGCGACCCCTTGACAGATTATCCTCACCTGTCAGTAGTTTGGCATGAGCAGTCCAGTTAGTTACGATTTGCAGGGGCAGGGTGGTGGTAAAGTTATTACCTCGGCTAGTGGTGCGGTTACGGGAACATTCCGTTGGGTTCAGGTTATTACTGATACGGTGTTCAGCGTGTTTACGGCTCCTAACATTACGACTTCGACGGGATTGCAGACGATTACGATTCCTGCTGGTGTGGGGATTGGCGGTAGGATTACGGCATTAACGGTGACTAGCGGGGTTGTTATTGCTTACGATATCTGATGAGTCAGTTTGGATCAGGAATGTCCGATCTAATCGGAGAGGCTGTTGATCGTGGATTCTTTGGTGTGAACCAGAGGCTCCAGCTTAACCAGTTAAAGGAGGGTGAGGTCAGGGAGTCCCTTAACGGGCGCATGGAGGGGTATTGGAAGCCCCGGAAAGGGGTTGTTACGAGGACTGAGTCACTGACCACTGGTGGTAGTCCCTTGCAGTTGCCGTTTTTCTTGGTTGGAACTAGCATTTTAATTACTGCTGCTTCTGTTACTAGTGGCGTTGTTACGTTGACTACGGCTTCTAATCACGGGCTAACAGATGGTTCGACGTTAAATATTGGTGGGATTATTTACACAACTGGATCAGACCCTAATGGCGTGTTTGTTGCAACTACGGCTGGTGGAACAAGTATAACCTATCCGCTTACAGGAGGTTCTGGAACATACACGGTATCTGCCACCTCTCCAGTGTCAGAGGTTGTTACAACTACATCAAAGGTCATTGCGTCTTCTAGCCTTGCATCCAATGAGGTAACGATTGTTGTTACTGCTGGACATGGGTTTGCGGCAAGCAGCGTGGGATATGGTCTAATTGCTGGATTAGCTTTTACTGGGACTGATCCAAATGGGGTTAGGCTTTTAACTTACGTTTCCTCAACGCAGATGAAGTTTCCTGTAACCGCCGCGACCACTGCTGTTTCTGGTGCTGGCACATTATCTCAAGTTCCAATCAATGATGCGGCTAACGTGAACGTAAGGGCTTCTTGTTTGTTCAGCGATCCTAACTCGGGTAACGCTGAGAGTGTGGTGTTGGCATTGGATTCTAAGGCTATTCTAGTTACCCTTAGCGATCAGAGTCAATACACCACGCAGGATATTGAGTATCCTACTGGTAAATCCTTGAGTGGAGATACCGACATGATACAGGCGTTTGATCGTGTGTTTCTGTTTCGTGATGGGACGCAGGCGTTTGAGTGGTTCCCTAACGGTCGGCAGATTGAGAGTGCTAGTCAGCCAGCCACTCCATCAACCACTGTTACGATGCGGATCAAGGATCACGGATTAAGTGCAAATGACACTATTGTTGTCAGTGGACTTAGTGGAGGGAACACCTACAACCCTAATGGCACGTTCACTGTTCTAGCCGTCACGGACAAGGATGTGTTTACATATACATCAGCGGGAACGCAATCCAGCACAGCAAACTTTGTTGTTACCGCCGGGGTGTTAAGGGCGGGGTTTACACTCGTCCCGGGAGGAGCCTACACGCAGCCGCAGACATTTATTGTTGCTGGAAGTAGTAATGTGGAAGCGTCAAATGGACTGGTTACTATTAATAAGAGTACACTTGGAAACACAACGATAGCAAAAGGGGACACCATTGTTATTTATGAGACGACCATTGATGAGTTCACCTCAATAGTTGGAAAGGAATTTGAAGTATTTTCCGCAAACACCACAACGATTACGTTTTATGCTCCGATTGGAACTAAAAATTCATTTAGTGGAAATCTTGAGTTCGGAGGCAGGTTTAGCGTAGGCGGTGGTTTCATACATCAGCCAGCCCCACCGTGGGGGGTCTACTTCCAGCGTAGATTGTGGGTTCCGTTTTATTATCAACCTGCTGGTACGTTTGATTTGCCATCCTACACGGATAGAAAGATTACCGATGAAATATCCGTTTCGGACATTCTAGACAGCCATACG